CTACCTGGTCGTTCAGGTAAAGGATCCGAGGGATCCCCTGACCGGTCTAGGTGGCTACGAGCAGAGGTTCACGTTTACGATGGACGACACTGACCAGGCCTGGAAGTGCTACTCGGATGCCATGAGGAACGGATTCGAGGCGAGCTGCGAGCGGGTCATGATGCCGACCAAGGAGGAGAGCAGAGTTGCCGAGTGACGCCGAGTTGGTGGAGATCCTCGAGAAGGCCGGAAAGAAGCCTGAGGAGATCGAGGAGATCTTGAAGAAGGATGTTCCTCCGCCGCCGAAGGACGACGACCTGGACACGATCATCTACGAGGCTCGTGGAAGCTCGGTCGTCCGAATCAGAAAGGGAGCAGAAGGTGGTACTGATGGCAGTTCCGAATGATCCTCAGACCGTGAAGGAGACCGTCCCCACGGCCGAGCCCCTCCCTCCCATGAACCGTGCGGCTCGTCGCAGAGTCGCTCGCCGTATGGCAGGACGGGACATGCAGCAACGAAAGATCATTGCCAGGAGTCTGGGGCGCGCAGATGTGCGGGCCTGACCCTGATCCCTGCGAGTGCGGGGGCGACTGCCCGTGCCGCAGCAGAAGCTGAAGGTCTGTGCTGAGCACGGCTGTTCAGAGCTCACCACAGAGTACAGATGCGCTAAGCACGCCGCTGACAATAGAGACGCGGGACAGGTCTGGGTGTATTCAGACCGCCGCTGGAAAGCTCTTCGTCGGCGAGTAAGATTCCAGCAGCCCGTGTGCGCCATTCCGGGTTGCTACAACCCAACGCAGGACGTCGACCACATCGTTCCCCTGCGCCAGGGAGGAGACCCCTTCGACCAGGACAACGTCCAAGGTCTCTGTCGCCATCATCACAACATCAAGACTCGCGGAGGAGACCCCAGTGTCAGGTCCACAACCTAAGCCAGCAGCACAACGCCGGCGAAAGAACATCGAGCCGGGGTTCAAGCTGCTACCGCACGAAGGACGCTCAGGTTCTGCTCCTGTCTGGCCTCTTCCCGGACACCCGGACGACCGCATCCAAGATCTAGAGACCATGATGTGGAATCGGATCTGGAGGCTTCCGCAGGCCCTAGAGTGGGAGCGCATGCGCTGCGAGGACATCGTCGGGCTGTACGTCCGGACGTTCATCGCGGCCGCGGAGCGCCCTACTGACTTCAAGCTGCTCGCCGAGGTGCGCCAGCTAGACTCCAAGATCGGGTTGAGTCCGCGCGCGATGCGAGACCTCAGGTGGGAGACGGACTCGTTCCCTGACGAGGCCGAGACTGTGGTGAACGAGAATCCGTCGAACGGGCGCGTTCGCGCCTATGTGCCGACTGAGGAGAAGCCCTGACCTGGAAACCGCGGGTTGAAGGCGAAGTTCCCACGCTCGGCTGGGCTGCCATAGACTGGATCGAGTCTAACTGCGTGGTACCCGACGGCATCTTCGAAGGGCAACCCTTCCGACTGACCAACACCGACGGCTCGCTAACCTACCAGGGAAAGTTCCTGCTAGGGTTCTATGAGCTGAAGCCGAACGCAGTACGAAACATAGAGAAGCCCTCCCGAGCGTTGAAGTACGATCGCGGGGGCCAACTGGTCGCCCCGCAGAAGGCCGGCAAGGGTCCGCTCAGCGCAGCGGTGATCTTGTTCGAGGCGTATGGAGACCCGTTGTTCGATGGCTGGGATGCCGACGGACAACCAGTAGGACGCCCATGGCCCACACCCTGGATACAGGTCACGGCCATCAGCGAGGACCAGACTGCTAACATCTGGCGGGCTCTCATTCCGATGATTCAGCTAGGCAACCTCTCCCATGAGATCCCTGACACGGGTGAGACCCGCATCAACCTTCCAGCCGGCGGACGCATCGAGCCGGTCACCGCCTCCGCTCGTAGCCGCCTCGGTCAGAGGATCACCTTCACCGCACAGGATGAGGCCCACGACTGGGACAAGCGTAACGGCGGACGAAAACTCGCAGACACCCAACGGCGCAACCTGGCCGGTACCGGTGGACGCTTCATGGAGACCGGCAACGCCTGGGATCCCGCGCAAGACTCGGTGGCTCAGATAACATGGGAGCGTGAGACCGGGGTCTACAAGCTGATGCTTCACGGTGGGCCCGGATCAGTGCGAAACATGCGCGAGCGGATGAAGGTGCTTCGTCAAGTCTATGATGGAGCCCCCTGGGTCGACACCGAGCGGATCTCCAGCGAGATCGACAACCTCATCGAGCGCGGAGAGTACGCGCAGGCCGAGCGCTTCTTCATGAACCGCATCGTCGCAGGTGAGGACCGAGCCTTCGACATCAAGAGGTGGAGAGAGCAGGCCCGGCCCGGCACGATCATACCCGACGCCTCCATGGTCACGATCGGCATCGACGGAGCGAGGTACCGAGACGCCATCGCGATCATCGCCACAGACATCACCACTGGATACCAGTGGCCGCTAGGAATCTGGGAGAGACCGGCGAACGCCCCCGAAGACTACGAACATCCCCTCGAAGAGGTCGACGGCGTCATGATCGACGCGTTCAATCGCTTCAACGTATGGCGAGTGTACGTAGACCCCGGATCTCAGGTCGCGAACATCGGCGCGCTCATGGAGAAGTGGCAGGGGCGCTGGGGCGGTAAGAAGGTCGTCGAGTGGTTGATGACTCGCCCGAAGCCGACCGCTTACATGATCAGAAGCTTCGTGTCTGCCGTGATCACCGGAGACGTTACACACTCCGGCGACGAGACCTTCACGCAGCACATCAGGAACGCACGACGCAAAGAGACGACTGTGTATGACGAGGATGGGCGGATCATGCACATCCTATCCAAGGAATCGCCAGCCTCTCCGGCTAAGATCGACGCTGCCTCGGCAGCTTGTCTGAGTTGGGAGGCTCGTGGAGATGCGATCGCGGCAGGAGCCGGCGTGAGCGGAGGCTATGATGACGTTCAAGAGATGTGCGGCCGCGAAGGCTGCGGCCACATACGTAGGCATCACGTGACGGGTGGATGCCGTGTCGCCCCTCACGGACACTGCACGCAGTTCGTCGATAACGTAGAGGCGGCCTGATCTGTGAGAAACCCCTTCCGTAGAAAGTCTGCGCGACTCACCCCTGACGGGCTGAGGATCACCGAGTTTCCGGCTCCCATACAGAACCTGTTGAGACTGTATGGGTCGGGGACGACGTACGGGGCTCTCTATGCACGCCAGCCGAACGTCAGAACAGTCGTAGACGCGATCGCCAGGGAAGTTGCGGACCTCGAGAACCCCAAGATGTACGAGAAGGTCCCGAGAACGGAGCAGCTACCCTCTGAGCGCATCGAGATCAACGATCACGCGATGGCCGAGCTGCTATGCGAGCCCGATCCGACGACCGACCCGTATATCTTCTGGTTCAGCGTCGCCGCCGACATAGAGATCTATGACCGCGCGATCCTCCTAAAGGTGAGATCTGGGACTGAGGGACCACCCGACGCGCTCGTGCGCATTCCTCCATCGAACGTCACGCCGCACCGTGACCAACCTTGGGGTCCCATTATCTACTGGCAGGACGCGCAAGGCAAGAGATACAACCCCAAGAACCTCATGGTCTTCTGGGGCTACGACCCGCAGCAGAACCACGGCTCGATCTCCTCGATGGAGACCCTGAGGCTACTGCTCTCTGACGAGGACGAGTCCCAAAGAACGCACAGAGCGATGTGGGCGCAGTCTCTACGCAAGGACGGAGTGATTCAGCAGCACGTAGACTCCGCCAAGATGTCGGACCCGGCCCGCCAGTCGTTCCTGATCGACGTATCCGACTCGCTGGCTGGCACCGCGGGTACTGGCAACCCGCTCATGCTTGAGCCCGGGATGACGTGGAACGACTCGTCATGGTCTCCGAGAGAGATGGAGTACATCGGGGCCCGTAAACTCAACCGAGTAGAAGTCGCCGCAGCGTTCCACGTGTCTCCGTCTTTCGTCGCTGCCGACGGCGTCCCCGACCAGGCCTCCCTGGACCACTTCTACCGTACTGGACTTCCTCCTAGACTGCGCAGGATCGAGAGTGCGATACGCTCTCAGCTCTTGCCGGACTTCGTTGTCTCAAGGAGCTTGAGGAAGCTGTACTATGTCGAGTTCAACCTCGATCGTAAGCTGCGCGGCTCGTTCGAGGAGCAGATGGCGATCCTTGCCACCTCTGCCGGCGGTCCGATCGTCACCGTCAACGAAGCTCGCGCGCGTCTCAACCTCCCTCCGATCGAGGGTGGAGACCTCATCTTCGTGCCGCTCAACTCGATCCGGGCTGGCGGGCCTCAGGGAGCACCAGGCGCACCCGTGCAGACCCCAGCTACTCCCGCCGGGAACCTCGAGCCGACCGGCACGACTCCCGGGGGCGGATCGACGCAGCAGACGTCCGCCTCGGCTGCCGACAAGGACGTCTACATCATGGGCTTGAAGGCCCCTGAGATCGTAGATGCCCTGCTGAGTCCCGACACTACCTCCGTAGAGGAGCTCGTACGGGATTTCGACGCCAAGAGGATCAGCTCGGACCGTACGAACGCCCAGCTCGCCTTCGTGCGCGAGCAGCGTATGCGCTATGAGCTGCTCGCGAACGACGCCATGCTCAAGTTCCTGAAGCGCCAGAAAGAAGCCCTGTCAGACGG